TTGCTGTGTCCCCTGAGGAATTGTACTCGTTCCCTCATAGACAATCACATCCGCTACACGCGCACTATCATCAATAGAATTTGGTTGTGCTGTAATAGTCACCTCAGGTACTGTGAATGTACCTGACGTCAAAAAATTGGCTAATGACATAGTCCTATATCATACTACTGATATTTAATTCAAAACATATAATTGATTATTAATCATATGTTTTACACGTCTCTATCAAGACCTCCTCACATTAGAGCCGAGAGGCGAGTGCGACCCCCACGAGTACGCGAGTAAGCCGCAGCCGCACCCGTCACACCAGCACCCGCCGGCATACCAGCACCCGCCGGCATACCATACCCTAACATTGACGCAAGCTGAACCGCCTGCTTACCACGCTCTCCACCGAAACGGCTCACACCCTCCTTAATCAGCTGACGACCCTGCGGCGACAGAGCAAAGTCCTTCGCCTTCGAGAGAGCAGTTGATAACATCGACGTGAACGGAGAACCAGCACCACCAATCACACGATGGAGCGACTGGATTGAAGCACCATCAGCCATAGGAGCCTCAAGCACATCAGCCTCCGTGAGCGGAGCCTTGATAATCTGGCTCATACCCGACTGAGTGACGAAGAAACCACTCGTGATTGGAACAAGGTAAAGCACAGGAGAAGCCGCATAATCAAGGTTGTTAGATACAGTGCAGTTGAACTGAACCGTAATGTTAGTCGTAACACCCGATGCTAGACCCGAATTTAGTGCGAAGTCCTTAGAAGGCTTAAGCACCAAGAACCCACCAACGAGGGTATCAACTCCAGCAGTTAAACCTGGAACAGCTGTCACACTGGCTTGTGTATTTACCACATAGCCCTTTCCATTCCATGCGTTCCAATCAAGCTGTAGACCATTGTCATACGAAACCTGATACAGACGAGCCGCATCATACGTACTCAGAAGACCAGCCTGGTTATCAAACTGAAGAGAAATCTGCGAAATCGGGAGATAAGAATCCGCATAGGCAGGAGAAGGATATGCCGACGGCTTGCAGTAAATCAGCATCAAATCCGGAACAGCACTCAACGTAACTGTGTTTGATGCGAGTGAGGTAGATGTACCCGGATTAATTGTTGATGTTCCAAAAGATGTAATGTAGCGAGGATAATCGAGATACGGAAGGACATTTCGCACCGGTAGCTCAACATCAAGTGGCGGAGTAATAAAGACCACATCAACTCGTGAGTTACCTTGGTCGAAAGGAGCTGATGAGAGGAATGTAGCAGGACTAAAAGTACGAGCAACTGAATCAATTGGAGTGAGACCACCGGGAACAGCTGGTGTGTTAATAAAACGAATAATGCGCGAAGCATCGCGGAAGTTAATAACCACCTGAGCGTTCTGGACGCCATACAGACCAGTTGAATTGCTCTCATCATCATTCCAGCACAGCGGAGAAATAATCAGTTTCTCAGTTGCCGTAATCTTAATGTATAGATTGTATGCGGTCTGGTAGTTTACCGCCGCACCGAAAGCAGTAAGCAGAGGAATACCACTCTGGTAATAATATGCATCTGCACCCGATTGAGTGTATACAGTACCTGTATCTTGAATTGTAGAAGTAACATTGAGTGGCGCTCCAGTCGCCGTACAGAACTGAACGTTCCAGAAACCACCATTCGGCACATCACCATCGAGTGCATCAAAGTAGCTTCCTAACGGATTAGAAAGAGTACCATAGGCATCATAGTACCGAGCAAATGTATCTAGACGCGACGGGGTCTGACGTTGGCGACGATTAGTCTTGGAATCCACAAGACGGAGTATCTCATAGAGAACATCACTCGTGTTTAGTGTGCTTACAGTGTCGTTGACCGACAGAGACATCGTACTCACGAGAGAATGTAGAGGGAACGCCGCAGAAGCCATGTGCTTACCAAATGCAGCAACTACCGGGCCTACAGTACCAGCCTGGACGCCAGTGGCTGCACCTTGTGGTACACCACCATTTGTTGCTGCGGCCACAGAAGGAATAGATACCGGCAACACAACATTCACCGATGTCGTCCACTCAATCTGGCGGTCAAGGAAAGTATTTAGCGACGGAGACTGAACCTGGAAAGTCATCTGCGAAGAAGAAACGGATAGAGCCTTAAACGGCGCACTTGTCACGCTCATACCACCCTTTGAAACCGCAAAAGCAGGGGCTTTCTGGATAGTGCGTTCATCGTACAAAGCAACCTTCTGGAAATCGAGAGCCATTTATTTCTTATAATTTCACTTGATATTATAATTTTGTCTAGTTTCACATTTTCTCATACAAATCCTTCCTGATAAACATCATCTTCACCGAAACCGTACTTTGGTTAAACATCTTCAATGGGATTAATGCTCCATCTAATCGGTTCTTCCAATACACTTGAATATCCAAGTTCACAATCGGCGTACCCCTACCTGTCAGTTCGCTCAATCTATACTCTGCCGTCGGAGCATACTCCACGAACTGCTTATATCCATGGGCGTTGTCCTTGAAGACTGCTATGTCCGTAATAATCGGCGTGAAGACCGACGCAGAACCAATCGCTTGGAGAACATTACCCTCACCAAACGCCACTGGTTGCCCCACTCCCTCCGTCACAATCGGGATTAGGGTTGTCGTAAACACCAAACTCTCCACTGGACTCCACAACTGACCCGTTGAACCAAAGTCTTGCGTCATCACATAATCAACTCGTGGTGTTCCATACACTGCTCCCGTCGCAGGATTAATCTCACTCACTATGTTCGACCCATTCAAATTCTTCACCAAGATTTCATTCGATACAAAATCAAAACCAGAAAAATTCTTACTCGATAAATCTCCACCCAGATATTCATTATCAAAGTTCGCAAACAATCCATAAAGATTTGAATTTAGATAGATGTGAAACTCCTCATCTGCTGTCGAGCCAGCACTCGTTCTATCTCCCTCACCAAATCCATACGTATCAGCATATAGACTAAATAGACCCGACGAGGACGAGTATTGGAACTTCGGCGCTCTTGTTGTCAGTCCTGGTGTTCCTACGCCACCCTTCGAAGCATACCACGCATTAAAGGATGTATCCATCAATACTTTCGCTGCTGCTATCGTCCTATTCACTAAATCCACCCAATGCGAATATGTGTATACATAATAGTACTCAGTACCCAAATCCTGTACTGTCAGTGGCGGATTAGGTAATGGTGCCGATAGTGATTCCGACTGATAAGTCACCGGCAAGGTTTGCGTAAATGTTTCCGTATAATCTGTTCCACCAATGTTATAGGATACATCTGCTCTGAGGCTCACATAATACTCCGTCAAATTGATATCTGGTTGTCCCGTTTGAATTGCTGGAATAAACAGAGGAACATCGTGACCGGGGCCGTCAATTGTCGCTCGGATAATACTGAAAAAGTAATCACCAGCACTCTCTACTATCGGTGTATCACGCACCTCATTGAAGGATGTTCGTGGATCACTCCCCTCACCTTCATCAATACTCTTCCCATTGATAATACTCGCATTGTAATACACGATTGCTGGTAGATGACTACCACCCGCATACTGTCTTTGAATACCCGTTGGAATCGTGCGTAGCATGACTTATATACTAAACCGATATTTTTAATCTCCCTCTATTACATAATATGGATTCCGTTCGTTCCAATATTTTGAACCTCCAAAGACAACAGGCTCTTTCCAGAGCAAGAGTGACCCCTCACAAAAATCGTATCGCCCAAATGATTGGTTACCATCAACTCATCGCCAACGAAAACTTCTACACCAAATCATTCTCGAACGCTATGAATCAAGGCCCCGTTGAAAATCCTATCCTCGGTGGTTTCATCGTCAATTCCAAATCTACTTCCCCAGAACTCCCGATGTAATTGCCATCACCACTTCATCTCCCGTTATTCCCATCTTCTTTTCCACACTATTTATCATCTTATTAAACTCCTTTACTGGAAGATGACTGAATAGCAATCTAACTACCGCCCATCTTCCACACGTATTGATATCAGGAGACATCTTCTGCTGTTGTTCTCGATTGTCTCGCAGTTTATATCCCGATGCTCTAATCAACCTTGTGAGGACTTTCTTATCCTGTCCCCACCGAGCATTATCCATCACTGACCCTCCCAAATGCTTATGTTGCGTATCCGTAGCAAAACCATACGGGTCATATACCTCCACTGTATCACCCCTCTTAATGATTGCTATCCAGTGTCCCGTACTATCATTCTCTGTCAAATAAAGCATTATAGCCCTACCATTATCATCTAATACCTCATCTATATTGCTTACTGACTTCAAATGAGGATACAGAAACACATTCGTATCAGGCTCTAGAATTGTATTCAGGTCACTATTTGACAATGCGTAATCCATCTATATCTATAATAATTACCATAGATATAGATTTATGGCTGATACCCTCACCCAAGAAGACATAGATGCTACTTGGAATGCTTTCAATAATCCTGAGTTTTGTGGTATTGCTGACCATATTCATGCTCTTGAAGTTTCGTACCTTAATCTCAAGCTACAAATTACATCAGCGAAGCGTCGCTTCGCA